GAAACAGCTCGTCCTTCTACTTCATCATAATAAACTTTTTTAAAAGTTGATCCTGATAAAGGTAAATGAAATAACATAGAATCAAATTCAGGTTCATACTCTTTCATCTTTTCCATGATTTCATAATTCATATAATCTTTTACACGTTGTGCTTGTTGTACTTTGTCTGGAGATTGCACACCAAGTAATTGTGTTCTGACTGGTCCATCTGCGGGTAATAATTCTTTATAAGCTAAAGCTTGAAACTGTGTAACTGCTTCTGCAAGAACAGGGTGTGTTGCACCGCTTGCACCTTGAAAAGGTTCTGTTCTGTTATCGTATTTAAATCCTAATAAATCTAAACCTTGTGTATAAGTTTTCTCCCAATCTTTTCTGGACATTGTGTAGTCCATATATTTTTGATTTAGATCTGATGAGATACTACCTAAAACTTCGTCTGGTAAAAATTCTGCTAAGTTTGCATAATGCTCGTCACCACCTTCAGGTGATGCAGCGTTAGGATCAAAGTTAATATCTACTGATCCATCTTCATTTTCAATTGTTTCAACTGGACCAGGTTCTTCTTGTGAAGTTTGTATTTCTTCTACAATCTGTTCTTGTATTTCTTCTTCGCCTGGTACGTTAACTGTTTTTCTTGGCTCGTTTGGTAGAGCCTTGTCTATGTCTGCCATTTATTTTCTCCAATTTAACTGTTTTAACAGTATTATAGTTTAAATTCAAGCCCTGTGGTATTGGCCCTGATTTTGGTGGTATTGTGGTTGTTAGTTTTTTAATCATCAAAACCTGCATCTCCATAATCTCTATCATCCATTAAATTAATCGGATCTCCTTCAAAATCTACATCATCTCTATAGTTATCTTTCATTGATTCTGCTCTTACTTCAGCCTCAATAACTTTACCCTCACCTTTAGATAATTTTTTAACTTTTTTACCTGTTGCATATTCTTCCATCTGACGAGTTGTACCTTCCATCATGTCATCAAGTGTATTTACAATAACTGCGTTTGTATCATATCCACCATCAGGATCTGTTGCATATACCTCTTGATCCATAGCAGAAAACTCTCCTTGCGGTTTAACTTCTTGTTCAGATATTCCAGCTTGAAATTTATCTGGTCTACCCAGTTCAGGTCCTTTTGATCCAGGTTTTATATAAACTATATTGACTGGTTGTGAATAATCGTTTTCCCAATTGACTTGAACCTCACCATCAAAATCATCTATCTCAACACCAGGAAATTTATCATTGGTATAAGTTGTTCCTACTAATTCATCTGTATCTTCTATTTTATAAAAATCCATGTGATTAGGATTTTCAGCTTTGTACTCTGGAGTTCTAGCATCATCTCTAAAATAATTTTGACCTTTGCCTTCTGCTACTGCTTGATTATATTCTTGTTCAGTTACTTCTATTCTTTTTTTCTTAAACATGTTTTCTGCTTTTCCTTCTTTTCTAAATTTATCTACAAATGATGGAAACCAGTCAGGCATAAGTGTTTTAGTATTTTTTAACTTTTCTATTTTTGTAACTATGTTTTTAATTTTCTTTGGTCCAAATCTAAGAGAAGTTAAACCTGCAATACCTGCAGGAATTAAACCTAATAATTTTAAAAATGTTCTTTTAGTAGGATCTGGTGGTCCTCCTTTATCTAAACCTTGTCTATCGTATAATCTTTGTAATGCCATTGGTGAAGTTATACCTGTGCCTGTAATATCACCTCTAACTTTTTGTATTTCATATGGGTTGTCAGCTAAGCCAACCATAGAAGCTAACTCTTGTATACCTCTTTTAACTCCAGGTAGTCCGGGACTCTCAGGAACATTTAATTCATCAAATGCATCTTGTGGTACAGTGCTTCTAATGTAATCTCTAAATCCTTTGTTTGCTATTTCAATTGGTATATCAAACTGTCTTATAGCATCGTCTCTTCTATCTTTCATTTTTTCAAAACGATATGCCCCTGCTCCTGCTTCTAACAGAGGACCTGCTAACGATCCTACTTTACCAACTTTACTTACAGCTTTAAATATTGGTGATCTCATAGCTCTTGGTACAAAAGAACTTGCAACAAACTTTCCAAAGTCTTTTACTTTTCCTAAACCAAATCTACCTTCAGATTTATTATAAAGACCATAAAGATTTGCTACTTCATCTGTAAACGCTGCAGGTATTGTTAGCCACAAAGGACTATCTTGTTCGATATCATACATTGAACCAAACATAGTTTGAAAAATAGGTAGATCTACTCCAGCAGCTCCTTTACCAACTTTAGCTAAAACATCACCGCCATACTTTTGACCAAAGGCAGCTAAATCTTTTACTTCTGCTCCAAGATACTCAACTAATAATTTTGGATCTATACCGCTGTTCATTTGACCCTGCATTTTACGTATTACTTTTTGAACATTGCTTAGGTCTTCTTCAACTCTTTCTGGTGGAAGATTATTTTTTCTAGCAAGTTGTAATACAAGATTTTTCTTATAATTACTTTTATTAGCTTCGTATTCTTGTAAATCAATATCTGCAACACGTGCTATTTCTTTTTTAAAAGCATCAGATTCTGAAAAAAAATCTTTACCTGTGTCTGCTAAAACTTTTTGAGCTGCTCCTTTGTAATAAGTTGGCAACTCTAAAACTGCTTCTGGTGAATCAAAAATGTCTTTTGCTAATTGTGATTTAGATGCAATAAAAGCTTTTTCATAACCAATAGGATCTTGTGTAGCATTTGGAAACTTACCTATTAAATTCTTAATAATCATTTCTCTTGCTTTAGGGTCTTTAACACTGTTGTATGCATTAAACATAGCCACGTTAAACTTTCCGCCTTCTAGTCTTAAATTTTTAAAAGGCTCTCCTGCAATTCCTCCTTCTGCATCGTTATGACCAATGGTTAATTTATCACCTGTATCTTTTAAAAGTTGTCTTAAAGTAATTTCTTTACCAGGATCGTTAGGATCAGGAACTAGCGTTGCTCCTTTGTTTGTTAATGCATATACCTCATCAAACAATCCAGATTTTATACCCTCTCCTGCCTTTAAATTTTTTTTAGTAAAAAATTTATTTTCATATTCAAAACCATATTGGTCGGTATTCATTACTCTAGCCAATGTTGTTGGATTTCTAGGTAAATCATCAAAATTTAATGGCTTACCTACTTTCTCTCCTTTTTTATTAATTTTAAAAAACTGAATTTTTGAAGGAGTATTTCTTTTATGATTTAAATAAGCATGTCTAATTGCAAAATTATAAATGTTTTCATCTGGTTTTGCATAACTGCTGTTAAATTCTTTTAGATTTTTAATATCTAGTCCACCTCTTCTAAATTTAGCAAGTTCAAAAGCCTCGTTAAATTTTTGACCAATATAAGTTTTTGCATTTCTTGCAAAATAATCAAAATCATCTTTGATGTTTAAATAAGGCTCATGAGTATTTAAAACTTTTTTAATAAATCTAGATTGAACAGCATATCTTTTACTTATTTCTTTTCCTTTCGGTGAAACCATGTCGGATATCATTTGAAAAATAGCATTTGAATCTTTAAGTTGCTTTGAGTCTCTCAAGTTAGGAGCGCGTATTTCTAAATCTTCTGTTATTATTTTATCAAAAGCTTTTTTTACTTTATCTTCTGGTTTGTCCAAAGTATCTATTATTGCATATTCTTGAGGATATTCTTTTCTAGTTAGAGTAGTCATACCTAATTTTTTAAATATGTCTTTTGCAGTGTAAAGTAATCTATCAGAATCATTATGTTCTTTTACCAATTTTGTAATTGTATCTAATCTTGTATCTAATTTAGATTTTTTAACTGTTTTAAATTCTTCTTCAGGTTTTAGATCAATATTTTCATTTAATCTAACTCTAGCTTTTATTGAATCAGCTGCTTCCTTACCAAATTTATTTCTTAAAAATGTACGCCATGGCACAGGATCTTCCGCAGTTTTTAAAGAGTTTCTCCATTCAGCTACTAAAGCGTTGTCGTCTACTGTATATTTTCTGGGTTTATTAAACCCTTCCCTTGTACCTAGATCTTCCCCTTTGATAACACCACCACCGATTGCTTTATTCTCTCTACCATAACTTGGTCCTAGTATAGCAGGCTCACCTTGCATTCTTCCTTCTTCAGCAAGTGTTCGATACATCTGACTTCTTTGTTTTAAAAAGCTTAGTGCTTCTTCAGGCAGGACTCCGGCATCAAGGGCCTTGTCATATTCTTTTTGTATTAGACTATTAAAAAATTCTTTATTAGTTGAAGCAAAAGAACCTTGTAAAAAAACGTCTGCTTGTTTTTTAAATTCTTCTAATGGATCAGGTATACCTTTAGTGGTTGTATCTACCTGCATTGACTTTGATGGTTCTACAATTTCTTCTTTAGGACTACCACCGTTAGATGCATTGAAAGGTCTTTCGCTGTATGGTATACTCATTCTTTTTAAATAATCTTCGTAACTTTCTTGCGATGGATCAAATTTTTCTTTTAGTTCATCTTTTAATGGACCAGGTTCTAAGTCATCTACCAGATCTGCAACCTGTGTCTTTGGTGCAGGTGGACGAGTAAGATAGCTCATCATGCCATTGTATTTAGCTATCTCTGTCATTACATCCCCATCAAATAGCTTAGTCCGCCTTCAGCTTGTTTTCTTCTTGGTGTGCTTTGTAGTGTAGACATGATCTCATCCATACTCATGCCTTTATCCATTAACGTTTGTACTTCATCAAGAGTTGCCAAAGCTGCTGCTTGATTATTTGGATCAGGGTCTAAAATAATATTTTTTAAAAGATCATCATCAATTCTGTCTGCATACTTCACCATAATATCTAATTGTTTGTCTGTTAGTTTTTCAAAAAGACCTGGTTGTATTCTTTCTGCAGCATTCATAATTTTAAGTTGTCTAGATATTAAATTACCTGTTGGCAAAATAGTGTCCTCTGCTTTTACACCTTCAGGTAAATCTACTTTCTCATCACTAAATGGCGCTGCAATATCATCAGGTCCACCACGTGATCCAGGTGGTACACTCAATGTTTTGTATGCTTCGTCGTAAGCTTCTAAAATATCTTTTTGATCTACTGAGTCTCTATCAATACCAAGTTCATCAAGCATATCATCAACAGCTACATCAGCGTCTATTTTCCTGTCGCCTGATTCTAGAATATTATTAACTGCTTTTCTAATCTCTGTAATAAGGTCTGTACCTTTTGATTTTAATAATTGTCCAAGTCTTATTACACGACCTGCATCTCTGTAACCAACTCTAGTACTCATTATACCACCCATATTATTTTTAGTTCTGTCTTTGACATCAAACTCTTCTAGCTTTTGTAAATTCTTTTCGTCTTCTGCTGCTTGTTTTAAAGCAGATTCAGCATCTATGATTGACTGATCATACTGACCTGCACCTTCTGTTTTAATTTTTAACTCAGGCATGTTAGCTCTAAATATTTCTTCGTAGTTTTTAAATGATGTACCCTTTTCTAATTTAGATGCCATTGCATCAGCAGCCTCTAATGCATCCTCTCCATAGTATCTTCTAAATACATCGATTGGGTCATCTGCTGACATAGGTGAGTATTCTGTAATTCTAAATAAATCTTGTTCATTTAATTTTAATCTACCTGCTTTGTGTTCTGTTCTTAAAAATTCTCTCATCGCAGTTCTTAAATTACCTTCTGCATACATGCTGCCACCCAATGTTCTGTAACCTGGATTTTCTCTTTGATATGGCATGCCTGGAGTTTGAAAAGGTTTAGCTTTGTCTTTAGAACCTGTAGGTCTTTTAAAGCCAGTCATAGCATCAAACATACTTTCAAAGACATTTGCACGTGTCTTTTCACTTTCGTCCAAAGTCTTTTTTAAATCTTTTCCTTTTTCTTGTAATTCGTCTGCTAATGATATTAATCCTTTTTCTCCTCCTACATCTTGTTCCTTCATGATGTCCTTGGTTCTTTTTTCTGTAACCGCTGCAGCTTTACCTTTGGTAAAGGTATTTTTTATCTCTTCTATGATTCCTGAATCCAGATCCCCGAACTGTTGTTTCGCGAACTTTATAAGATCATCAACTACTTTAACATCGCCTCTCTTAACCATGTTATATGCTGATGTTAGAAATTTTAATATTTCTGCTCTGCTTTTAATACTCATTAGTAATAAGTCCTTTGTTTCTGTGGCAGAGGTTCATCAGGAGCGTCTTCAGGATGCTCAAGAAAGCCACCTTGCCTAAACCTCATTACTGCTTGTGTCATAGAATCCACCAGGTCATCGTGATCTCCAAAAGGAAAAGCAGCACATTCCTCTATCACTTCCTGCGCGAACTCCATTTCTTTGGGCGCCCATATTCTCCCCGATTCAAACAGCGGAGATACTGCGTTAACTCTAGTA